CACTTTAAACTTCATATTTCTAGGACTGATTAAATCACTTAGAATTGCTTTAGATCCATTACCTGTTCCTTGTGCAAAATAAAATGTATCAATGTTATCCACCATATTAGATGTACTACCAATAGTCATATCAGTTCCACTAGATGAAGCTGTATCATCATTACCACCACCTCCAGCGTATACACCTGTATGTGCATCAGGACCAGCACTCTTAGATGCCCAAAATAAACCTATTTCTCCACTCAATAACCCTTGAATGTTATCAGTAGTATACGCACCATAATATAGATACTTACCTGATCTATTTTGTGTGCTTAATCCAATTAAAAGATTTTTCATATATTAAAATTTAAATTTATTACTATTGAAGTTGTTGTAATTGATTATTAAATTGATTGTATGCTTGTTCATCTTTTATAAATATTTTTAGTTTATTTACTACTCTTTCTATGATTTCATTATTAATTTCTATTTCTGGCATTATATTAAAATAATAATTCATTAATCTAGGTTTAATAATATAATTAAAATCTATAGATATAGGAGAAAATGTATTATTATAATATGTATAAAATTTATTATCATCTATATGGCATATCGGTTGATTTTGCCTATTTTTAGATATATAATAATTTCTTATTATCTCTCTTTTATCACGCGATGATATTAAATCAATAGCAGAATATATAATATTACCATTTGTAGTATTATAAATTAATGTAGGTTGTGTTAACGTACTTGTGTTTGTAATTACATTATTATTAAATCCTGATGTAAAAACTAAAGTAATTGGATTTACTAATGCTGTTGGTGTTATTATTATAAATTGACTTGAATAATAAATACCACAATAATATTCCCAATATACTTCATATCCTTTATCTTTTCTAAGATAATCAATAAAATAATTTATAATTTCAAATTTTGCATCTTTTGAATATTCAGGTTTACTAAATGTTTCAGTAAATGATGATGTTGAAGCTAATGTTATATTTTGATATACTTGTGTTCCTTGTGATACAGGATTATCATCTGGAAAAGATATAATATAAATATTTTTTGTTTCATTATTACTAATTAAACTTAATAATTGTTTATTATAATGAACTGTTATTGTACAACCACCTGTTATTAATTTATAATAATCAGAAGGTATAAAACAATATTTTCTTTCATAATTATCATTATATAAACGTAGAGTTGTTGATTTTTTTAAATCTTTCATTTCATCAACTCTACGTTGATTATTTTCAAATCCTTCTTTTTTAGGATTACCTTTAGGATCAGTTTTATCTTCAATGTATTGTCTTAATTCAGTATTAACAAGAAGATCATATTGTTCTGGACGAAACGATTGTTTCCTATTACTATTTAACTGTTGTAAATAAGTATCTATTGCAATATGAACTTCTTTTACTGTACTAAACATTACTTAATTACATTTAATCTTGTTTTGTATTCACTAATTTTATTATTATTTGCTTCTAAATTAAACCATGTAACGGTTTCAGAAGTTGTATTCCCTAATACTATACTAGCATCTTCAACATCAACTATAATATCTGTATTAGGCATTTTTCTTAAAATATGTTTTGATAATAATCTTTCAATTAATGCTTTAGTATGAATATTTTTATCTTCACATAAAGCTATAAATTCTTTTGGATTAGTTGAAACATGATCAAATATTTTATTTCGTTTTTCATCTGCATCCATTTTATCTATATCATCAATCACATCTTTATTAAGAACACACAATATATTATATATTTTAGTCATACTTTCATTACCTTTTACAAGCTCAACAAACTTTTCTTGAGCTTTAATTGAAAGATTAACTAATGCTTTCTTTTCTTCTTTTGCAATTGCTTCATCATGTATATAAAATCTAATATATGATGATTTTTCTATATCTTCTGGAGTATTTGCTACATCTCTATAATTTTGGCAATATCTCCAAAGCAAATAATCTTCTGCTACAATAGGAGTACCATAACGATATTTTTCATCTTCTGGTATATTAGCCATTACAATATTTGCTAAATCTTCATTAGATTTAATTTTATATTTAGCAACTAATTCTTTAATAAAATCAATTCTATATTTATTTGTATCTGCTATATCAAATATAAAACCTAGTTCTAACTCTTTACCATTTTCATGAATATCAACTGCAAGACCATTCCAATAATTAGTAATAGCTTTTTTCCAATTTTTATCATCTGGATTCATAGCTACTATTATTGGCATTGTTGATTCTAACAATTTTTCTTGCATTAAGATCATATTTACTGCTTTTTCAGAAGAACCTATTCTTCTTGTAATATCAAATATTACAGATTTATTTATTATTGAAAATACATCTGGATTTAATTTCCATTGTATGCTTATCTTTCTATTTTTAATAAAAGCCATATCATTTATTTTTATTATGTTATTTAGCTTATTTACTTAATTATTAATTATACACGTTCTAACCAGAAACTTGTTGTATAATTTGCAAAATGAATACCTTGTGAATCTATTAAATCAAAAGTTGAAATATCTTTACGAGTAGATATTTGATTACCTTGAAATGCACCCCAAACTTCAGGAATTGCTGACATACCTTTATATATACCAGTAACAAGTTCACGACCTGCTTCACAAACCATAGTTAAGTTACGTCCACCATCATTTGTTTTACTTTGATCTAATACAACCATTGTAAAACTATTAAGAGGATAACCATCTCTCATATTACCATTTTGACGTTGAGCCATTGCAATACTACCAAAGTCAAACATTTTATGATATTTAAGAGTTAGTATATACCCATCAATTGTTTTAAATTGATTAAAATATGTACCATATTGTAAGAAACCTTCTTTACCATTCATTATTTGAGTAGCACCAAGTGGAGTAAAATATTGATTAGCAACTGCATCAACCATAATAGCATTATGAAATTGTTCCATACCACCACGACCTGTATACATTACAAGTTCCATAGGTGTACTATCAACACGGTTACTGTATGTACTACGAACAATTGATTTAAGTTTATTCAATGTTAAAGTTGAATAAGTATCATATTGTCCACCAGTAGTAAGAATATGACGAATACCTGCACCAATTGGAATAGGTTCACCATCTATTTCATGTGCTAAAATAACACCATTAACATCACGGTTATATTCAGAATACCAAAGGTCTTCTTCATTAAGTTTTTTACGTTTTAATTCCCAATTTTTAAAGTCAAAAGGAATCCATTTATCAGTAGTACCACCACCAGCAAGATCAAATTGTATATTAGTAACTTTATTACTAACATTACCTGCTAATTCATAACCATATCTATGAAAACCAAATTGATTTGTCATTTCACCAGGAGCACTATGATTACTTGATGTTCCATCTGATTTAGATGCAGCAGCAATAGGAGCACCTTCTACCCAATATAAACCTGCTACAATTTGATCACTTGTAAGATAAGATGAATTACCGCCTGTAAGTAATATTACAGTATATCTAACTCGCTTTAAACCAATTTTTAAACCATCTGTTTGAAAACGAATACGTTGTTTACCATTAGGTGAATAAGCAGTATACATACGTTTAAAAAAATCATCTTCAAAATCAATTTCAAATGGAGTACCATTAAGACCAGGTTTAGTAATACCTGTATTAGCTAACCCAAGACATTTAGAAGTAGAACGCATTCTACCCATTATTTTCCATTTATATTGAGTATCATTTAACACAATAGGTTTAAGTGATTTAACTGCACCATTACCTTCAGTTAAAAATGTAAGTGGAAATTCATCGCTATCTTTACCCCAAAGCCATGTTAAATTCTTACTTAATTGTACAGGGTCTAATAGTTTAAAGTTTAATAACAGATTTTCATCAGAAAACTGTTGTGTACTGTACTGTACTGTCGTTAATTCTCTCATATATTAAAATTTATTAAATTTCTATTTAACTGGTGTTACTACATCTTGTTTACTAACACTAGAATTATTATTAATTTGTTTAGTATTAGATTTATTATTACTTGTATTAATTTTGAATTTAGTAACTTGTTGTTTATTAACTGCATTATTAACAAGTTCTGAAAGATCACCACCTTTTAAAATATAAAGACCTACTGCTACTTTATTTTCAGCTTTAGATATATAATTAGAAATTATATTATCAAGTCTACTAAGACCATTATTATCAGCATAAGCAGCAAGTTCAAATAATTGACTTGTATTTAATTTAGATGTACTACCATCATTATTTTTTACAATAACTCCATCTTTAGGTATTTTCATACCATTAAATTCACCTTTTTTAACTATAATATCATAAAGTGAACCAGGTATATTTAAATCTTTAATGTTACCATTTTGATCTATATCAATACCATAATATTTATTATTTGATTCTTTTATTTTAGTTTGTTGTTCTTGAATTTTAGCAACTTGATTAGCTTTTAAATTAGTATGTGCTGCTATTCCAAGTTCTTCAAGTTGATTATTTTTTTCAGCAAATTCAGCAAATGATTTAGCAACTGCAATAGTATTGCCTTTTGATATTTGCTCATCAATTATAAATTGTTTAAGTTGATCTTTATTGTTCTTATCAATATTAATAGTTGTATAATCAACTACTTTATCATATCCTTCAATACTACCATGACGTTGTTTATAATCATAAATAGATTTAAGATCAGGATTAGATTTAAGAAATGTATTAATACCTTCTTGTTGTGCTTGTACTTTAACATTACTAATAATATCTAATTCACGTTTAGCAATACCTTGTGGTGTAGCTTCATATTTAATAGGCTTATTATCTTCACCTATAATAATAATATTATTAATTTTTTCAACTTCTGTTATTAAATCATTGTCATTTAAAGTATTAGAAAATGATTCCATTTTTTCTTTAGTCATAAAAATAGAACCATCAGCATTAAGAGCATTACCTTTATCATCCATTTTATATGTAATACCATCTATTTCTGCTTCTTCAATACTTGTATTAGATATATTATTTATATTAGATGTAGTATCAGTTTTAGTAGTATCTACAGTTTTATTATCCGTGTCAGTAGATGTAGTATCCGTGTCAGTAGATGTAGTATCAGTTTTAGTAGTATCTACAATTTTAGTAGTATCTATAGTTTTATCATCTAATATAGATTTATCATCTATTTTAGCACCATCAATAGGACTAATTATTGTTACTTTGTCTGCCATAATTAAATTGATTTTAGTTTATATTTACTTTAATCGAACTCAAATTTACATATATAATAGATATAATTTTATCAATACATACAGTTATGTTAATTTTTGCTATATATATACTGTTATTTTTGGTTAATTAATTTATCTTCTTCTTTTTGTTTAGTTTTAACTTGTTTATCAATATCACTATTTGCTTTAATATTAGAAGTAGTTATATCTGTATTTGCACGTATTTTAGCTACTTGAATTGCTGTTGATGATTCAGTATCAACTTTATATTTATCAAATTCACGTTGTGCTTGTTCACTTTGTGCTTTAGTTTTAGCTGCATTTTCAGTTGCTTGTGCATTTCTTTCATTCATTTCTTCTTCAAATGCCTTTTTCTTTTCTACTGTTTCTTTAATAAGTTTATGTATTTCAGTTGAATTTTCAAGTTCAATACTATCAGCAGCAATATCAAAATCTCCACTCTGTCCAGCAGCAAACGCAAGTTGTCTAAATTGTTGTATCTTTTCATCATTAATAGAAGAATTAGAACAAAATACTCCAATATTTCTATTAAAAAAATCTTCACCATCTACTTCAACATAAACTATTTTATTTGTTTTCTTATCTAAATAAGAACCTTTTTTTCCACCTAACCATGCAACTTTACAATAATCTATATCTTCTTCTTTATCAATTTCTACAAATTTATTAAATAATGTAAATAATAATATAGAACCAGCTTGTGCTTTAGATATTGCCATTTGCATTGTTCCTTTACCTTGACTTGTATCTATATCACCAAACCGTTGACTATTCATATCAGCAACTTCCCATGCTTCATTTTTAATAGCTTGAATAAGTTCACTTAATACTTTAATATATTCTGCTGAACCAGAAAGATTAAGAGTTTTAAGTGCTTGAAATGAATTAGCATCAATAACACTATCATTAATATACAATATATCATCACGTTTAGCAAATTTCATTTTCTGTAAACGAGTAAGTTCTTTACTATCTAATAATAATGATTCTGGAATTATAGTTAAAGTTGATCTAAATTTAGCTATTGCACGTTCTTGTTGATAATGATATATACGATATAATGCTTCATATTGTTTTAATATTCTACATATACTATTTCTAATATTAGGATCAAATGTACCTGTAATACCATTATAAGGACTTTTACATTTAGATAATATATTAACATCTTGACGTTGAGGTTCAATTAATTCAGGTTTAGTATATATACCTGTATATTGATCTCCTATACGCCATTGTTGATAAAATCTACTTACCCATTGCCATTCAATTTCTATATCTCCTGCTTCTTCAGTTATTTTATATTTTTCGTTTACAATTTTTTCTTGAACTACACCAAAAGGATCAATATATTTAAGTATTCCAACTTTACATTCAGATTTATATACAACATGATATATCCAATTAAATCTAGCTAAATCATAATTAGAAAAATTAATACCAGAATAATCTGGAAGTTGTGATATATAATTATATTCATCACGTTTACTAAATGTATTTCTAAAATCTTCTGTATATCTACTATCAAGTATAGTAGATTTATAGTTAGAAGTTTTATTATAATTTTCCATTGATCTTAAATACATAAGATCACTATTACTAAGTTTATCTACAAGTTGTTCATTAATTTGATTAAACGATAACATATATTGTCGTACACCCATATCATCATCTTCTACAAATTGATTACCAGAAGGTATACGAAAATATTCTAATGGACTTACTATTTCTTTAACCACATTTTCACCTACTACTCTACGATAAGAATATACTTCTTCTGTAGCCCAATAATAATAAAATGCTTTAATATATTCTGTATCAGCATTAGTAATATCTTCAAATAAATTTAATATTTGTTGTGATTCAATTACTTTAGTATCTATCCAATTATCTTGAAAATCTTTAATATGTTGTTCTATATTTGGAATTTGTTTTGATTTACCACCACTAGGAAGATTTGCTTCATTAAGAATATTAACTAAATCTTGTGCGATTAATTGTTCAAGTTCAATAGAAAGTTGTTTATTACGTTCTTTTATTGCATCTATATCTTTATGATATACTTGAAAGTTTTTATATTGTCTTATATATTCACCTATATATCTACGTTTAATAGGTAATATTAAACTTACATCTCTAACTTTATTTGGCAAATTTAAATCGTCTTTATCATTAATACCGAACGCTTTAGTAACATATTTGTATGTATTATCTGTTATGATACCTTCTGCTGCTGCAATATTTTCAGCAGCTTCAAGTTTAGAATCATAATTTAAACCTAATGCTTTATTAATAATATAATCACAAGTAGGAATATACCATTCTGCTTTACTACGTTCTGCATCTGATACTCTTTGATCTGGTAATATAGTTGTTGAGTTCATAA